GCAAGACGTCCTTCTCTTGCCATTTTATTCAAGAAGTGTTCCTGTGGTTCAGGATTTAAGTCTGGAAATTTTGCATTCTGCTCTTCTTGTAGCTGCCTTGTCTCTTCATATAATGCCATAAGATTATTTTTGCTGAGAATTATATTCTATTCCCGATTCTTCAAGAAATTTCTTAAATGTTTCTGGATCAGTAGTTTTTTCCATTCTAAGTAATACCATATTAAGTACATCGTCATCTAGTTCTGCTAAAAGATTTAGAATATTATTGGTATCGTATCCAGAAGTTTTATTAATCATAGCTTTAACTTGTACTGAGGATGGAATACCTTTCTCATTTTTTCCCTTAGGGGGAGTACCCACCATTTCTAATCCTATAGCAAAATCCTGTTTAGGATCACTCATATCTCCGGGAGGAACAATAAAGACTCCAGTAACTTTTTTATCAGTTAAACCTTTTAATTTTTTATCATCTTGTGGAGTCATACCCGCTAAGTCATTAGATGCCAAGGCACTGGGATTATTTACATAAGTATCTAAACCTTTTGCTATAGCGGTAGCATTAGTAAGATCTTTAGAATTAGTAAGTAAAGTCTCAATAGAATAGAGTGGGAAAGTAAAAATATCACTATTCTTCTTGAGAGTATCTTCTAAAATATCACTAATATTCTGCATAGCTTTCTTAGCTTTTTGTTTCTCCTCGTGTCCTCCTAAAGTAGAAGCTCCTAAAAGAGATGTATATTTTTCCTTATAGTCTAATAAATCCTGATAAGATGTAATATTTGGTATACCAAGTTTCTTAGCCTCCTGAACTGCTAAAGGATCTTTAAATAGAGGATCCCAATACTTACTCCCTGTGACATCATTTACTTCTTTAGGAGCTTCAGTTCTACCTACTACAGTTAACATATTTCTAGGACTTCCTCCTACTCCATATCCTCTATTAGCCATATAGTCAATCTCAGTCTTCCCAATAGCACTGTGAGCACCCTCAAAGATAGCACTCTTGACCTGTACAGGATCTAACTGAGCTAATACTGGATTATTGGACATAATATTACCAATCATCTTTTCTCCCTCTGGACTATCCAAATATTCAGTTAATGCTGTAGGATCTTTAATACCCCGTTGTATTACACTCATAAAATATTGACCACCTGCAGTAGACAATAGTCTAGGATTACCCTGTATAACATCCTTGAGACTATTAAATTCTACAGCTGCCTGTTTAACTATATCTTCTCTATTAACGGGAGTAAAATCAAATGTCTTACCAGCTTGCCAATCTTGGAAGGATACATCAAATGGATTACCAGCTGACATAAAATTAGAACCAAGTTTCATCTTAGCATCAAGATAAGCCTTACCCATCTCTACCTTCTGTTTATTAAAATGATAGAATGGATTAGATCTCTCTGTACCTATCTTGGTAGCTATCTCATTAGCTGCAGCACTATAGTCACCATTATACTTCTCCTTAACTAAACTATTTATTCCACCTTCGAATTCTTTTATTCTCTTAGTAAGTTCAGCAAGATCATAAGTCTCAGTCTCACCAAGTCTAGCTACTTCCTGAGCTTGAGCTATCTTGGCTGCATCAAATCTCTCTTGTCTCTTAGCAACAGCATCTATAAACTGAGCCTGTGCCTGTGGATTATACATAGAAATAACTGGAGCTTCAGTAGTACCAGCATACATGTCAGCAGGATCATATTGTCCTCTGTAGTAATTTAAACCTCGTCCTCTTGCTGCCATAGTTATTTCGTATAAAGTGATTTATCTCTTAGTCTTACTTGAGGTCTCCTAAACCTATCTAAGAAAGTATTATTAGGTCCATATAGTTCAGCGTTGGGAGCTAGCATTTGTAGTGTATCATATCCCTGACCATATGCAGAATTATCTGCAAAATAACTTGCAGCAGTTCTTGCCATGTTACCCAGTGGATTCATCCTGGCCATAGCAGCTCTGTATGCATTCATCTGTTCTGTATTCATTATAGCTTCCTCAGCACCCATTTGGGCATTCATCATATTAGCCTGCTGTTGCATCTGAGCATTAGTAGATTCTTGCTGCATTAACGATTGCATATTCTGTTCACCGAGAAGTCTATTAACTCCTGTATTTGCTCCGGCAAGATTACTAAATGTAGACCCAGCGTTGGTTCCTAGCTTACGAGTATTAGTTACATTAGTAGCACGAGCAGCTGCTGCATTTCTTTCATTAATAAGTCTCTGACGAGCTAAGTCAATTCTTTCAGAACCTACTCTAGGTAATCTAACATTAGTAGGTTTAGCTTTCTTCATAGCTGCGTAGTCTGCAAGATTTCCTACTGCACTTAGAATATGCCCAGCTGGGTTAAGCCAAGGGGTAGGATATTCTCCACTAGTTATATTAGGAGTTATTTTATTAATAGTAGCTAACTTATTACCTTCTGGAGTTAAGGTTTGTCCTAGTCTAGGTATATTTCTCCAGTTCCCGGGAAAATTTAAAGGTAGTTCTTTTTCAAATCCAGTCCCAACTCCAGTTCCAGTACCAGATACTTTTCTTATTGGATAAGCTTTTTGAATCTCTAGTGGAGTAGTCATATCTCCCTGTAGATTAGTTAGTTGATCACTTGGGGAAGATTGATTTGTAGGAGTTAAATTTTCATTCCTATAGAAGTTAATTCCATAATTCATATTATTGGTATTTCCACCAAAAGGATCCCACCGAACTCCTGGACTAGGAGTACCCCACCCTAATTTTGGTTGAGCTGACCTCTGCATTCTTGATCTATTAATTTCAGCAGGAATGAATATATTTGGAAAATCTATTCTTCCCATCCCCGATTGTTCCTGATTCCATTCTGCTCCAGCACCAGATATTCTCTGTGGTAACTCTCCACCTGGATCATATACTGCACTATGACTGTATGCACCTATAGGAGCTTCAGGAATAGGTAAGAATGGATATATATTATGTTTATTCTTCTTAATGAATCCTCCATCTTCCTTCCTACCACCAGCTATCCAACCAAAATATCTCTTCTGTTTAGCTGTAAGAGGATGTTTATGGGCAGTACCATCTCTAAGTATTTCCTTAGCTTTAGCAGCACTTAAGTATCCACCCTTACCAGCTTGTGGAAGGACAGCCAATGAATCTTTATAATTTGATCCCATCTCTTTAGCAAAATCATTTGCAGTAGAAAGATTTTCTAATTGTTTATCTACTGCAGTTCTAGTTAGAAGATCGTATTTATATACACTATTAGGTTTATTCAGTTTAAATCTATTAACCAAACCATTAACTGGTCTGTCAAATCCAAGTGACTTAGAAAAAATATAGGTCTTACCAAGATCTTTATTGAACCATGAGTATTCTCCATTTTCAGTTAGTGCAACAGGTTTATTACTATTAGTTGAATATCCTGTAGGATTTCCTATCTCATCAACTAGAATTCCTCCAGTAGGTCCTTTGTGGGTTTCCCCTCTATAAGCTGTAAGACCAGCACTTCCTATAGCACCACCAAACTTAGCAACAGGCATATATGTAGGAGATTGCTTCATAGTAGATAATCTACTAGAACTTTGGAATGCACCAAGTTTTTCATTCATATCTTTATTAAGCTCTCTCTCCTCCTTCTTACCTCCGAACCAACCAGACAAAGCTCCACCTATTCCTCCTATAGCTCCACCTATAAGTGTACCTATACCTGGAACTATTGATCCAGCAGCAGCTCCGGCAGCAGCACCTTTCAAAGCACTCTTACCAGCTCTGGCTCCCTCATTAATATCTACTTGTCTAAAGTCCTGTCCAAGTTCATCTGGTCTGGCAAATGTATCTATCAGACTAGTTCCTATACCAGCAATCCCGGAGCCTATAGCTCCTACATTAGACATATACTGCTGAGTAGGATTTATATCAAAAGGACCACCATAACCAAACTCTGGTAGGTATCCACCTTCTTCATGTTTCCACTTACGGGCATTAAGTGCAAACTGTAATTTCTTTCTCATAGCTGGACTCGCATTCTTTAGGCGACTCCTCATAGCGGATACGGAGAGCTTCTGCCCTTTCTTAGCTCCCATCGCCTTACGTAAACTACCTCGTTTACTGGGTTTAATGTAAATTTTACTCTTAGTCGCCATCTTCTTAAAGATTAGTGCAAAAATATATTAAATTATTTATATATCAAAATTTTAACTCTTAAATAGTCTACCAAAGTTTAGTAGGAACATACAAGAAATTTATGGGATAGACTACTAATTTTTTATTGTCGTATGTCTGATAGAATGTAAATACAGCCTTAATCCAAGAGTCTCTTATTCTACCACCATCATCACTCCTGAAAGTATTTACTCTCCACTTCCTAAATCTCTTCATTAAATCTGGTAAGGTAGATAAATTTATAATATCCGTATCTTGATGAGTATTAGTAACTTGTAGTTCATCAAAAGTATAGTTAGTAATTTCATCTCCATCCTCAGTAAGATCTGTTATCCACTCAATCACATGGAAGGATGCAACATTAGTCTTACCAGGATTAGCTATCAGAGTCAAAGTAGAAGTCTGATCTATTCCATAATAGTTAGTATAATCACCAAAGTTATGTAGATAGAAATCATTCTTATCCAAGGAAGATAGAATATACTTATCAAAAGTTATATATTTCTCTGGACAGATAGTAAAGAATCCTTCGAAGGCATCTATATATCCTGAGAAGACTAGTGTATCTCCAGTAGGTGGAGTAAATAGTATCTCTCTATTAGCTTTGTCATATGCAGTAATACATCCTGTCCAAGGAGTAGTTTCAAAATATGACTTCATTCCTTTAGTATCAGATAGAGGTTCTAGTTGATCTAGTATTCTATATATACTATTCTGCTTATCGGAGTAGAAATATATACCTAGTTCAGTAGGACATATTGCGTCATAGAATGATGTGCCAACTGTTCTGGATAAATAATCATATCTACTAAGTATTCCCCCATCCCCCACGGCAAGAGCAGCAGTATTATTCGTTTGAACTAATTCTCTTTCATTAACTGATAGTGCTGATATACCTCTAGGTTGAAAGGCCATTAGTCTATCATTACTATTTATGATCCTGGTTATTCCACCATACTCACCTTCAAGTTCTATATAGTTATTATATTTGAAATCCAGCCAGGAATCTGAGTACTCTCCATTGATCTTAGGTTCGCTACTAGTAACCATAACATCTTTCTCAACTTTACTTCGGAAGTCAAAAGGTTTACTAGGATAAACCTTAGATACATCTATAGCTGAATACGTAGAATTATATCTATATAAATCTCCGCACTCTGGATATCCATTGGGGAAGTTAGTTACTCCTATAGACTGTTTCTCAGCTAGGAAGAATTTACCAAAAGATAGTGCAGAGTCAGAATATAGATCCGCAACACTATTTAATAGCATAGAAGTATTTATTCTACTTTCTATTGGGAAAGATATTAACATCTGACCAGTATGTTGATCATACTCTGGATCTGCATCAGCAAATAATTTCATAAAATTAAATGGGCAGATATATACATCTCCATTATATAAACTATAACTTTCAGTAGGAGTAGTATCAGGATCCGGTATAATGGTAAACTCACTAACTTTTATATAACTATTATAAGATCTTTCATTATAACTATTACCACCATATTGAGAATAACCTAAGTATCTCCTATATCTTCCATACATAGCCTCACCTCCAGCACTAATACCAACAGTACCATAGATAGAATCATTATTAGTATTAGTAAATACAGAATCTATTTTAGCCACCAATGACGTACCCTTATAAGTCATCTCTGGAGCAGATGCACTTAAATCTCCATCATAACCTCTAGCAACATATGGTCTAGTATCTATCATATGTATTGAACTAGTTCTTTTCTCTGGTAGTGATACTATAGCATCATTAACTGTTCTTCTCCAAGAACCTAATCTTAAGGTAGATGTTGTATTATATGGAGATACTGCTGTGGCAGATACTTCTACTATATTATAATATTCTCCACTTGCTGCGGGGACTTCAATTCTATCAGCACCTGTATATTCAGAAAAGTGTAGTCGTCCTACTATCTCTAAGAAATCAGTTGAGTTATTCATTGCCAGACTCTTATTGATAGCAATCTCTGGACTTAATAATTCCACTAGATCTCTGGTCATACTATATTCGGGTGGAACTGCTGTTACACCAGTTAATCCAACAAAAGCATCTGCTTCATAGTCTACCACAGATGCAATTTCATAAGTACTATAATTAGCATCTTCTATCTGTCCTGCAGGATGGTCTGGAAGAACGGTGGGTACAATAATACCTTGAGCTTTAATAGTACAGTCTACTTCTGATCTGGGCATTCTTACTATTTGAAATCCAGATAACTGATCTAATAATCCAGAATAATCATCATCTATAGAATCCCAGTCAATAGTAAACTTAATTCCTAAAGCATATCCATTCATAGAAGAATCTGTTAATCCAAGTACACCGTCTGTAATGGGGAAATACCCCCAAGTTGTGTTTGGATCTAATTCTTCTGCCTGTTCTGGGAATCTTATATCAGCTATCCACTTAGTAAAGGAGGGTCTTCCCTTAAGATCATAGAATACTATTCCAAATCTATATACTTCTCCCCTCTGATATCCAGTATAACTTAGAACAGTTTGAGAATTCATATATCCTGTAGAAGTACTTTTGCCACATAATATTCTAGTAGCTTCAGTATCTCCGGGCTCACCAAATGTAACCACATTGGATTCTGCAATAAGCAGTTCCTCAGTAATAAATTCATATGATATATAAGGTCCAGTACCTCCCAGATCATCTACTACTGGAGGATCTCCAGCTAATGGATACTTATATTTAAATTCATTACCAGAAACAATATCATTAGAGATATTATTATGTATATTTATACAATCATGATCTTCTGGAACTAAGGTATAATCTAAAGGATCCACAACTAATTCTCCTGTAAGACCTTTATTAAGAATACAGTCAACAGAA